GTCAACGATTCGCTGGGCACCCCCTTTACCATCAATTGGCAGGGTGGGGCCCAGAATCCTCGTGGAACCAAGTTCCACGCTCGAGCAAAGACTCGAGGATTACTTCTGTGAAAACAGAAGTGTAGCCGACGTATTTGAACGTCGAGTACCTCCTCTCTTTTTAGAGAGGTATCTCGGTGCGCGTAGCGCATCGACATTCCTGTCGGATTTGTGTCCGAGAGACCAGCAGCAAGTGCTGCTGAGGAACCTTTACTTTAAGGTTTCCGAAGTCTTCAAGAGAAGACTCAGACAACGGTTAGATAACCGCGGTCTCAACCAGGTTCGATCCTGGTTTCACACAGCTAATGCAGCTGTGTTGGCGTACTATTGTACGTCCGATTCACCTGATGACAAACAGGTGGACCGTCTAACGCGTTGGGCGTTAGAGAACTGTGCCAATAATTATGCGCAGTTTCAGTCAGACTTCAAAAGTCTGAAGAAGGGCATGCGTAAATCGTTTGCCCTTACTGGTAGGATCGATTCATACCAGTGTAAGGCACACATGGTGCCCTACTACGACCTCTTCAAAAGCAAGAAGGGGTTCACCTCCCCAGCAGAGCTGGGTCGGTATGTCCTGACCTGGTGCCAAACCAGAGCCACGGGCATGGCGGACCAAGTGATGGTCCGCAAGTCTCTTGAAAAATTCAAGAAGACGGTTCAGGAACCCTCAGAGAGGGTATTAATTCCTGAACCCTACCTCCTGGACGCAACCAGGATGGCGGTGAACACAATGGGTGTTCACGCGGTCGTGTCAGTCGGCACAACCGCCTGCCTCGAGAGTACTCGAGGCAAGGGGGGAAAGACAGCTTTCCTCCAACACACGCTTGCGAAGAAGCGTGTGTTGCGCTTCCAATACAATATGGAAACGCTCGAGCCCACGGCTATTGAGCCGAGACCAGTGAGGACACCACAAGATGTCCTTAGCTGGGCCGTTCAGTCGGTCCTGCACCACCCCACTTATGTGAGGTGTGTCCGAGTCCACTCAGTAGTGGAGCCCTCGAAGGCGCGAACGATCACGGTCGCGCCCTACGCCTATCAAGTGATAATGGGCGTCCTGGCACACATGTACCAGGCGACTTTACAGCACAAACATGTAAAGTCAGGACTTAAAGCCGACCGCCACTTGTGGCGGTTTGTACAGAAAGTCCTCAATCCGCAATCGGCGGAGTGGCAGCACCTACCAGAAGGTGCTACGATCTATGCGCTCAGCACAGATCTTTCTGAAGCAACAGACTTCGGAAATCTGACGGTAAGCCGTCAGATATGGCAATTCTTGATTAAATTGTCATCGGTCCATGAGGGATTCCCCACCGGACTGGCTGTACTAGGTAAGACCTTGTACAACGGGGCACGATTCTTCTTCGTGCCCGACCAAGCTGGTAATTACCAGCTTGTATCCAGACAAAGAGGCTGGATGATGGGAGATATGATGACGAAAGTCATCCTCACCATCGCTCATGATGCCATATGCCGCATGAGCCGCCTACAAGTGTACTCACTCGTGGGTGATGATGAAATAGCACTTAGTGCATCAGTTCATCAGTTGTCGACACAGATCGACAATCTTCAGACTATATTCAAAGTGTCTGAAGAGGACACGTACATATCGTGTCACCTCGCATTCTATTGCGAGGAGGGGACGCTGGTGCCGCAAAGGGCCTCGTCCTCTAACCACGTCCAAATGAGGCGTGGTGAGGAGCTAAGTTACTTGGATTATCCAAGATTCAGACTCCTCCTACCTCAGATATCTGAGGTAGATGCCTACTCGATGAGTAACTCGGGCAGGTTTAGCCTCCTTGGGAAGGAGGCCAGGTGGGTAGACAATGTCAACCCACGAGCGCGCAGTCTTTTTACTCGCGCGTCTCTCCTACAGCACATCCTCGTGCCACAGGAACCGGACTGTATCGGTCCGTACACTCCCATAGAAATTGGGGGTGATGGGGCTATGCCCCATTCCGCGAGCTTCTTAGCTCGCGTAGTTGCCGACAAGAGTCGCAACCCAAGGGAAGTCATATTCAGAATGGCCTCCCTGATGTCTGGTACAACCGGACATCGGTACGTGCGGTCAGACCGCACGGACAAGGTGGTGCACAAACACCACCTGTACCTCCCAAAGATGGAGGGACTGCGGGAATTGCTTCCGGCAGACTCGGTGATTAAACCTAACACCGAGGAGGGGCTGCTACTGTTGCGGTCCCTGAAGGTGGACAATATATGCACACCTGAGCGAGCTTTCTTTAAGCTCGCGAAAGCGGCCTACTACAGGGCGCTTCTCAGGGGGGAGGACCCTCCTGAGCCGACATTTTCACTCGACAGAGTGTTTGCCGGCGGACACACGGACCCGTATGTCTCCTTCG